CGCTTCGCTTGCCACCACCTTGTGAATCACAATATAAACTAAACCATTATGTCGCTACGGCTGCCGCCTCCGCTTAAGGTGCGCTCGGCTACCCGCCTCGCTCTATTAAGCTAAACTCTCCTCGGCCTCCGGCGGTCCCATAATAATTCATTTTCGTTATCAAATATTAATATACTAAACCTGGACGCGGCATTCAATGGCGAGATACCCAAAGGCTTCAGGGAATAGATATGCTCCCTATATCAGAACAGCAGGCCGCATGTATGGCGCAGCAAAAAAAGCATACGGAATCTATAGTAAAGTTAGAACCCGGTACAGAAATAGTGGCAGCAGAACTAAACAAAAACGCAATTATCGTAAGAAGTATGGCGGTGCTATGGGTTCTAGCATCCCTGGGCGCTGTGGTATATATGTACGTAAAGGCCGCAAGGATCGTTGGTTAAAAAATCTAACTAAAAACTCGCCGCCAAGATTACTACTAAATCAAAGCACAAACCAAGTTGAATCAGACGCTGGAAAACAAGGAACATTAAGCATATTACAAACATTAACGCGCACAGACTTTATGAATATGAAAGCTACACTACCAGCAATCAGCGACACCGGGTTAGGAAGTGGAGCAGCAGTAGGTTTCGCAACTGTAAGCTACTACATGGATATCGCTCTAAAACGACTAAAAGCAGAAATACTAATAACAAACACATGCAACTCCGTAGTATTCGTTAAAATGAGAACATGGTTATGCAAAAAAAGTTCAAATGCATCCCCACTAGAGAAATGGGGTGAAATACTCAACGTTCAAAACGCAAATGTAATACCCGCAAACAAAGTATTAACAACAACTTACGGCGCAACGCCATATATGGTAGATGGCTTCAATACATGGTGGAAATGTGTGCAAACACGTAACCTACGACTAGCACCAGGCGAAATATACTGCCACAATCATATAGATAAAATAAACAAAATAATAAGAGGATCCAGTTACGAAGCAGAACAAAACCTCTACATAAGAGGATTGTCAAAAGTAGTAACTATAACTATACACGGAGAACCGACACAAGACTCAACAGGAGTCAATACTCTAAGCGGAGCAGTAGTGAACGTAGCAGGTAAACGAAAACCTACCCAAATACACTAATATCACACAAAATATACCACAAATATATCAAAACGACGCGAATATTATACCAACTCCAACAGGAACTGTAAATGTACAAACAATGTTAAACACTGTAAAACAAGTATTTGAAGCACTTTAATAAAGTTTAATAATTTATTTTTATTCCTTCCATTATTTCATAATCTGTTACAGAGTGATCCATATTTATATGTTGATACACACTACATCTACGATACAAGGCTTCAGGATCATAAGAATCAAACTTATACCAATCCTTAATTGGCCTATTACTAGTTATAATAATAATCTTAGAGTTAAACTCTTCAAAGCCTCCCTTAATTTCAACTTGATGTTGATATCTATCAGCAACCCTTAACAGTTCATCAAAGGGTACCCATCCATAAAAATCATCAATGATTACTGACTGTTGTTGTTCATATCCATTCCACCAAGGTCCTCGTACTTTCCGGTACACTGTTCCAAAAGAGGAAGCAAGTTCTTGCGCACGCCTGGATTTTCCACTTCCTGGAGGTCCGACAAACACATGGAGTTCCGTTTTAAAGTCCCTAGGTACTGCGGGTCGTACCAAGTTACGATAGGCGAGGATTCCTCGATGGAATTTGATAAATTCTGACGGGTTCTCACTGGCGATCTCTCGCAATGATACTCCGGAGTCAACGGCAGCAGCGACTCTAAGCAAGTCAGTTCTCTGTCCGGCTCCTGTACAGGGTTGGCCGTGTCTCCATACCTCACGGCCCTCCTTGGCCGCCTTGCGGCAATAGTCGTCATTTTGGGTATCGTTACCCTTCGCCGCCTCCCAACGGGCCCTACGGCAGACTTCAACCATTCCCGATCGTCGATGAGGCTTATTGGCAGAAAGATATCCTTGTATATGAGGGGTTCCACACTGTGGTCCGACCTCTTTACCCATAATGGCGTATTTGGTGTTAACCATACACCATCGCTTAAGCTCGTTCCATTCATCGTCAGTATAGTTGTTAACAGTAAAGACCCACTTCCGCGATGTCATAATGGAAGAAAATGACTAAGAAAAACAGTTTTATAGTAAAAAGCACATGTTAGTGACGTCACGCGTCACATGACAAACTAGAATTACAGCCGGGTCCGCGCCCCTTCTAGAATTTCCTAGTTGTTACAGAGTGTTTCAAGGTGGTGGGTAATAATA